ACGGCGCGGGCCTGCTCCATCTGGTCGGTCGTCAGGCCCATCAGGATGTTCAGCGCCGCCTGATGCTCGGTCTCTTGCACGATGGCGTTCTGGTCGGCGCCGAGCCCGACCGAAGCGTTCGCCGCCTGCGCCGCGATCCTCGCCTGATCGAGGTCGCGGAGCTGCGCCAGGAAGCCTTGGCCGGCGGCGGTGTAGGCGTTCTGCTGGTTCTGGTAGATCTGGGTCTGCTGCGCCAACTGCGCGTTGAGCGCCTCGGTCGCGGCTGCGGCATCCCGAGCCGTCGTCGCCAGCGCCGGAAGGTCGTTCGTCAGATCGCCGAACTGGGCGATGACCTGATTGAGTTGCGTGCTGGTCAGCGACGAAAAGACCGTCTTCAGGCTGTCGTCGAAGGTCTGCCCGAGCTTGTTGAAGACATCTCCACTGGCGCCGATCGCCGACGCCTCGCGAGCCATCGACTGATAGTTGTCGACGATGCTCTGGATGCCGTTTAGGAAGTCCGATCCGCTTGCGGTGTTGAACGCCGCGTCGACCGCCTTGGCGAAGTCCACGTTCAGCCGCTTGGTCGCCTCGGCGAGCGCCGCGTTGATCGGGTCGAGGCTCAGCCCGTACTGGGTCGCCTGATCGGTCAATTGCCCGAACGTCGTGGTGATCTGGGTCATCGCCTGCTCGAACGGCCCGGCGACCTGGGCGCCGCTCTCGACCGAGGCGAAGGACTGATCGGCCGCGGTCTTGATCTGGTCGTAAGCGTCGGCGAACTGCTTCGCTGCGGTGAGGGCGTCCGCGCTCTGGAGCTGGTCGAGGCTAAGCGTCGAGACGATCTTGCCGAGGGTCGGTGAGAGCCCCGACAGATCCATGTGCTGGGAAAGAAACTGCGCCACCTCCTGAACAACGGTCCCGGCATCCGAGCCGGTGAAGGACTTCACGCCCTCGCCCGAGGCGATGTTGACCTTGATCCCGTCCCGGCTCCCGGCCTGGGCGACCAGGGTCGCCTGCGGCAGCACCGAAGCCCCGAGGATCGAGGTGATTTGCGACAGCGCTGAGCCGATCGGCTGAAGGATCGCTTGGCTGGTCTGGTCGTTCGCGGCGACGCCGCCCGAGGTGAAGGCGCCGAGCTGTCCGGTCGCCAGATTGACCGAGCCCGAGCTGGCGAGGTTCGGCTTGCCGGCACCGAACAGCCCGCCGAGCAAGCCGCCCGCCGACCCGCCGACCAGCCCGCCGATCAAGGTGCCGATACCGGGGATGATCGAGCCGATGATCGCGCCGGCCAGCGCCCCGCCGGTCGAGCCGATCGTGCCGCCGAGGGTCTTGCCGCCGCCGATCGATGGGCCGAGCAGCGAGTTCAGCAGCGACCCGGCGGTTGCGCCCGCGGCGACGCCGCCGAGCGCGCTGGTCAAGGTCGTGCCGCCGAACAAGCCGCCGGCGACACCACTGCCCGCAATATCGGACGTGGCGCCGGTTGCCGCATTCGTAAAGATGCCCGCGCCGGCACCGCTGCCAGGAAGCAGACCAGTAGGCGCGAAACCAAGCGAGGTGCCGATGTTGTTGTTGATGAACCCGCCGATGCCGCCGCTGCTGCCAAAGAGCCCGCCGCCGCCGCCAAACAGGTTCGACCCGGAGCTCAGCAGCGACCCGGCGTTGCTGATCGTACCGAGCACATTGCCGCTACTGTCGACGATCTGCGCGCCGCCCGTGACGCCGGCGGTGCCGGTGCTGCCGCTGAAGATCCCGCCGCCGCTCGGGTTGAGGATGCCGGCGCCCGAGAACAGCGACCCGAAGCTCTGCGCCGCGCCGCCAAAGCCGAGGAACCCGAGCACGCTGCCGATCGCCGGCTTGATGACCGACAGGCTGAGAAGCTGCCCCTCGATCTGCACCAGCACATTTTTGAAGATGTCGTGCCACGCGGTGATCTTCTGGCCCGAGAGCGCGGCTTCGATGTTCTGGGTGACCGCGCTGTCGATCGTCTGGCCGATCGAGGTCAGCGTGTCGTTGATCCGCTGTTGGTTGCGCGACGCTTCTTGCAGTTGCGCGTTGAGGTCGGCGGTCGCCTTGACCGAGGCGAGTCGGGCGTCCTTTTCCTTCTCGCTGAGCAGCGGGAATTTCTCGTCGATGTCTTGCTTTGCCTTCAACAGCGTGAGCTGCTCGGTGATCACGTCGCTCGACTGACCCTGGAGCGAGATCTCCAACTGGAGCGCGGCCTGCGTGTCCTTCTGAGACTGTAGGTCTTGCGCGTTTTGCAGCTTCTCGGCCTGCGCCATCTGGGTGAGGATCTGTTGCCGCCGTTCCTCGATCTCGGCGGTGTGACCGACAGCGGTCCCGTAATGCGTGGTGATCTCTTCGAGCGCCTGCGTCGCAGCGGTCGCCTCGACGACCGCCAGACCGCCCTTGCTATAGGCTTCAGTGATGTCTCGGGTTGCCAGCGTTGCCCGGTCGGTTGCAGTGGTGACCTTGTCCCACTGCGCGGCGCCCTCGGCGGCAGCCTTCGCCATCGCGTCGGCCCGGTTTTTAGTCGCGTCCTCTGGGGTAAGCCCTTTCGCGAGGGCGTCGTCGTAGGCTTGCTGCCCCGCCCGCAAGATGTCCGCCTGGACGCCTTGCGCCTTGGATACCTCTAGGTCGTTCTGGCGGGCTCGGGTGAGGTCGGCTAACGCCTTCGCGCTCTTCTCAATATCTGCTGGCGTGCCGGTGACGGTCGCGCCGGCGGGCGCCCCGCTCGCGCCGCCGGCTGCCGATCCCATGAACTGTTGATAGGCGCCGGTCTTGAAGGTCGTCCACGGGTTGAAGTTTTTGCCGCCGCCCGAGATCTCATAGGCGTATTGCAGGTTGGTCAGCGGGTCATAGACACCCGGCGTCATCATGGTCGGATGCGCCTTGGCGTTGATCTGCGCGAGCCCGTAGCTGCCGCCAGGGTCGGTCGCGTAGTTGGTGTTGACGTTGCCAGGATCGCCGCCGCTCTCGGCCATGACGATCGCCGTCATTATCTGCGCCGATTTGTCGTCAAAGCCGGCTTGCTTGGCGAAACTGTAGATTTGCCCGGTGGATAGCGAGCCCGCGCCCGGCGTGCCGCCCGTCGTGCCCGTCGTGCCCTGCGGCACAAGGGGAATAACTTGCCCTGATTGCCCGCCGCCCTGTGGGTTCAAACGCTTGAGATACTCGATAGCGTCTGTAAGTTTTTGCACGACGGCGGCAAGGTCGTTGAAGAATTTCGTCAGGTTCGGCGCGATCGTTTTCCCGAGCGTGTCGAGAAGCCCGTTCCACGCGACGCTGAGAGTGTTGGTCGCCTTGGTGAACTCGCTGATGGAGCCTTTGTAAAGCCCGGTCGTCCGCTGATCGAGCAGGTTCAGCAGTTGGGCCAGCGCTTTCACGCCCTGCCCGTGCCGCCCCATTTCCTCGAAGTTCGTGGCCTCGGCTGCCGTCAGCTTGTTGAACCCCATCGCGAGCTGGATCGCCGTCTCCAGCCCGCCCTTCCACGCCTCGGTCACCTGGGTGATGCCGGCAACGGTTCCTGCCCCGGTGATGGCGCCGAGGTTGGCGCCGACCCTGATGATCTGGTCGGCGAACGCCGGGTTGAGTCCGGCGTTCGAGATCGCCTTGATCGCCTTTGCGGCTTCGTCAATGGCGAGCCCGTATTGCTGGGCTGACCTTGCCGACGCTTCGAGCTGCGTGCCGGTTGCCAGCGAGGTCTGGCCCATCCCGGCCAAGGTCGTGTTGAACGACTTGACGCGGTTTTCCGACTCTATCGTCCTCACGGCGAGGGCAACGAGGGCGGCAGCGACAGCGACCAGGGCGACGCCTGCGGCACCCGCCGCGAGGCCGACGCCGCCGAGGTTGCGCGCCAGCGCCGGAAGCGCCGGCCCGATCTGGAAGAGCTGGGTCTCGAAGGTCTTCGCCGCGCCGACGCCCGCCGCCAGCGATTGCGCGGTGTTGATCACGCCCGAGCGCAGGATCTCCATGTTGACGAAGCCGATCTTCGCGGCCTCGCCGACGCCCTTGATGGCGTTCGAATGAACCTGCGCAATCTTCGCGTTCTCGTTCGCGGCGTTCGACAGCTTCTGGATGCTGGCGATCTGGGCGTTGTAGCGATCGGTGACGAGTTGCGTGGCGGTTGCCAGCTTCGCCGCGTCGCCGGTGCCCTCGGCCTGGAACTGGGCGATCCGGTTCAGGCTCGCCTGATAAACCTGCGTCGCCTTGGTCGCCCTATCCATCGAGGCGATCCAGCGATCGAGCTGGCTGGTGCTGGTGCGCTTAACGGTGGTGACGTTCTCTTCGGTCTTGGTCACCGTGACGGTCGCCGCCGCCAACTGCGCCGCCGACGCCGTCGCCTTGTCCTGGGTGCTCGATAGCGCAGCTATGGCAGCGTCGGCCTTTTGGATGTCCGGCGTGCCCTGGACGCTTAGCTTGTAGATGGCAGTCGTTACGACATCAGCCACCGATCAACCCCTCAGTGTCGGCGTGGTCGGGAAAATGAAGGTCGCGCCATCGTCGAGGCGGATCGCCCGTTGCCTATGCTCGATGACGGCGCCTTCGAGGCTTCGGATTTCTCGGCCTGGATGCTGGCCCGCAGCATCCCGAGCTGCACCAGGGTTCGGGCTTCCCACGGTTCGAGCTCGCCGACGCGGGTCAGCTCTTGCCAAGCCCGCAGCGTCTCCCAGGTGATCACCGGCGGGGCGAAGCCGTTGGGCGCGAGCCCCCACGAGATCTCTTGAAACCAGCCCCAGAGGTAGCCGAGCAGCTCGGGAAACTCGGGACCGTTGTCGACCGCTTCGAGCAAGCGAACCGGACGATCCCGCATCGCCGCCGGGCGCAGTGCCGCCGGGATCTGCGCCCACTGCCGGGTGCCCGACTCTTCGTGCTCGCGCTCGGTCGAGCCGTCTACAGTTTTTCGGCTCGCGCGGAACTCGGCCTCGGCCCACTCGATGAGCTCGGCGACGAGGCTTGCGTAAAATTTCCGCGCTCTTTCGAGAACTCGTCGACCTGTTGGCGAATCCAATTGGTCGCAGGAGCGGTATAGAGCCGGCGGGCATTTTCCGGCGTGAACGGAAAATCGATCGGCTGGCCGCTCGGCGTCAGCAGGTGCCAACCAGCGGTCAGCTTGACCAGCACGTCGACGGTGTTCGCCTCGTTTTCCTCGGGCGTCATCGTCACCGTGCGCTGCCGCTGCGCCTTGAAGATCCGGCGCAGCACTTCCCGATCGTGGCGGCGGACGATCTCCGAGTCGTTGGAATAGACATCGACCCAGGCCGGATTGCCCTCGGCGTCGTTCAGCGGCAGCCCCGTCTCGAAATGCAACAAGGTCAGCCGGCGCGGCTTGTCGACCTCGATCGACAGAGCACTCAGGGCGGCATCAATATCGGACATGGCGGTTTCCTCGTGGGTGGCGGGTACGAGTAGGGGCGCGCTACCCGCCAGCAGCGCGCCCCCGGTAGCAGCTACCATCCGCTCGCGCGGACAGTGACCCTGTGGCGGCAGGATTGGTTGAGGCGGGCTTAGACCGCCGCGCTGTCGGTCATCACGATAGTCGTCTGCGGCACGCCGGGCGCGTTGCCGACGTACTTCAAGGCCGTGAACGGCATGGTCAGCGTCTGGCTGCCGATGCCGGTCACGGCAACATCGGCGTCGCTGAACTTGACCCTCGGCAGGTAGATCGAGATGGCGTCGGCGTTGGCGTCGTTGGTCGTCGTGAGATACGCCAGGATGTCGACCTCGTCCTCGTCGAGGAAGTTGCGCACGAGGTCGAGGTTTTCGAGCATGGCCGTCACTTGGCCCGTCACCGCAGCGGTGCCGAGGAAGACCTCGGGAACGAAATTCTGACCGACCACGGCGTCGGAGCTCGGCGACAGCTCCAGCGTGATGTCGAGGCCGGTCACCACGCCGAGGACAGCACCGTTCACCCTCAACATGCCATTCACCGCCGCCAGAATCCCGGTCGTCGTCTCCGGTAATGGCGTCGTGAAAAACGGGGCCGGCGTCGGCGTCGTGGCGTCGAAGGTCTCCATGTCGCGGCCCATCATCGGGAACTCGACCGTCGCCATCCCCGAGGCGGGCAGGGACAGCTTGAACCCGCCGACGCGGACCTCGGTGAATAGCCTGCTGACACCGATGTCCTCGTGGAACGTCTCGAACGCGAACTTGCGGGGAACGAACCCGCTCGACGGGATGATCAGATGCGAGCCTGCGGTTGTGAGCGTGAAGACCGTTTCCGCGGTTAACATCGTGGTCGGCTCGGGGAACACGGTCACGTCGGTATTGCCGGCGCCGCCGAACGCGACGGCGATGAAGTTCACGCCGTTGTTCGGGACGCCGCCGCCGGTGAGCCCGCCGAGGCGAAAGACGCTTCCGACTCCCAGCCCGGCGGCGATGGCATCGCCACCGAAGATGAACTTCGAGGTTGTGGCGTCGGCGCTGATGCTGGTCAGCTCAGACTCGGTCAGCGACAGCGCCGGCGTTGCCGTGCCGCGTGTCCCGGCCTCGAACAGCGGCCAATAGGTGCCGGGGCTGAACTCGCCGGTGATCGAGCCGGTGACGCGCCGCGTCCCGTGCCGGAAGTCGACGGTCTGCCGATCGGTGCGGACCTCGGTCGCCGAATAGCTGTCCTTCGCCAGCTTCAGCGTCGAGGCGACGCGGCGCAGCGACTGCGCGCCGGTGGCACCTGGGTCGGTTGCCAACAGCGGCTGGGTGTTGGATTGGATAACGCCAGTGGCATAGGGCTTGTAGCGGACTTGGGCTGATACGCCTTCTGCGAGCGACATGGGGCACACTCCATAGGGGAGGGGCGCCTTGCCCAAGGGCGTTTGAATCAACCTCGCGCGGGCTTCACGCGAGGGTTCGGGTTTACTCGGTCAACCGATCTGGTCGAAAAACAGGACAACCTCGGCGACCGACCAGAAGTAGTTGCTGACCTCGGAGGGCAGGCCGGGCGGTCGGAGCGCAGCGCCGTCGCCGCCGGGATGCACCGAGGCGGCGAAGCACGAGACGCTCGCGTCGCGGTAGGACCGGAACAGCGCCGCCGCCGTCTCGGCGTGATCGAGCGCGGGCGCCAGCCCCCAGCCCTTGGGAATGAACACGAAGACTTCGAGCCGCGCCGGGATGCGGTATCGGTTGGCGCCCGGCCCGCCGCCGAAGGACACCAGCTCGCCGGGCTCGGTGAGAAACTCGGTGTACAGGAACGGCGCCGGCGTGTCGGGCAGGGCGACCGCCCCGGTGCTGTCCTCGTCCTCGGCCTGCCAGCGCAGCGGCGGCAGCGAGTTCGAGCCTTCGAGCCGAGCCCGCAGTGCGTCGTATGCTTCCTTTGCCGTGGTCATAGCGCCCCGATAAAGATCGCTGGGGATCGAACCTCGCTGCCGGCCTGTTGCCGCCGCCGGCGGCGCTGACCGGATCGCCCGTAATGGCTCCCGAGCTTGCCCTGGACGATGTGCGCGTCGGAGGGCGTGACGTAGCCGAAGGTGATTTTCACCGCGTTGCGGTAGCGCGCGACGGCGGCAGCGGCGACCCGCTCATAGATCCGGTTTGGCACCGAGACGAGGAAGTCGCGTCCCGACTCGGTCTTGCCGATCTCCAGCCGCCGGGCGTAGGGCAGCGGGTTGGCGATCATCACCTCTTGACCGGGGAGGATCGGCGTCGAGGCGGGAACCGCGCGACCGTTGACGAAGAGCGTATGCGACCGCCTGTAGGCGCCCGAGGCGACCGGCGAGGCGTCCTCCAGCGCCTTGATCAGCACCAGCACGATCTCGCGCAGGTAGGTGTAGTGGTAGACGATCTTCTGCTTCGCCTGCTCGATCGGCGTGCCTGGGTTGTCGCCGAAGGCGGTCCAGCCCGGCACGACACCCGAACGGGCCGACTGCTCGGCCATGATCTTCGCGTGCCCGGCTTTCGCGGTCGACACGAGGAACGCCTGGGCTTCCTTTTGCGACATCGCCGGCCAATCGATGTTGACCGTCTGGCGGATCACCTTCAGGGCGGCAGCCGGGGTCGCCACCTAGCCCTTCACCGTCAGATTGTAGGCGACGAGCTCGGTCCCGATGCTGCGGGTCGCCTTGTCGGGGAAGCTGATCGCCATTTCCTTCCCGTCGAACACCAGCTTGTCAGCCGTGGTGATCGGCAGCGGGAAGCCGCCCGCGACGAGATCCTCGACCAGCACGACGGCGGTCAGCTCGTACTGCATCACATCGCTGACCAGGGTCGCCGCGCCGCCGGCGGCTCTGGCGCGCTTGATCCAGGCGCGGCAGGTGACATCGGTTGTCGCACGGTTCGGGCCGGCTGGCCCGGTGAACCGGCGGATCGTGACCTGATTGGTGAGCGAGCGCCGATAGATCGATTTGGCAAGGTCGAGGTTCACGCCGACCAGATCCGATAAGGCGCGAGCAGACCGCAGACCGCTTCGGGCGGGCCGAGCCCGGTCTCGGTGAAGCTGCCGGGATCGTCGGCGTAGGTCACCGTCAGCACGTCGAACACCGCCTCGGAGCGCACCGCCGGGTCGCGCCCGCGCTGCATCCAGCGAGCGTTGAGCCAATCGAGCGCGGCGACCTTTACATCCGCCGGGACGGTGTCGAACCCGGCGTCGTAGTCGACCACGATCTGCGAGCTGCACCAGAAGCCCATGTTGCCCATGCTGTCGAGACGATAGAGCTCGCCGGTCCCGAGCTCGACCTCGAAGAACACCGGATCGAGCGCGTTGCCGTCCTCGGTGATCGTCAGCACCGGCGTCCCGTCCGTAGCCGTCGCGATCGGCAATTGCCGGGTCTGGAGCGGCGCCCCCATGCGCAGCCAGTTGCGCGCGTGGCGGATCTGGTCGCGGTAGGTCTGGCGGACGAAGGTGCGGCTGCAATAGTTGTCGATCGCCGCCGACACCGAGTCGATCTGGAGCTGAAGCATCGTGTCCTGCGACGTGTCGGTGTCGGCGATGTCAAGCACCGCCTTGAGCTCGTCGAGCGTCACCAGCCCGAGGGATTGCGCCGGCGTGACGACCCTGGTGAGCCGATAGCGCGGGTTGACCGGCGAGGCCGGGAAGGTCGAGCTCGGATAGTAATAGCCCAGGTAGCTCATCAGCGTTGCTCGGCGTGGTAGGTCTCGAACACCTCGCGCAGATCGAGCGGCGGGCCGATGCTGCCATCACTCATCACCGGCAGGGCTTGGTAGCCCCTCACCGCCCATTCGGTGATCACCGGCGCCTGCTGCCCTGGCAGCCCGCGTTCGCCGCGCTCGCCCGGCTTGCCGCGACTGCCGGTCTGTCCCGATAGCTGCCACCCGTCACCGGGCAACGTCCCTGGACTGTCCCGCTTCGCCCGCCACTCCGAGCCGTGGAAGGTCACGAGGTCGAACTTGCGATACGCGCGGCCCGGCTCATAGAGCCCGCAGACCTCGCCGGCATAGGGCGTCTCGCCACGGGCGGCGATGAGGGTCCAATCCTCGCCCGGCGGTTCTTGCGCGGTATCGCATCGCGCCTGGAAGGTCTCGCCGGCGCGGACGACGACATCGCCCTCGTAAGACACGCCGCCCTGCCAGAGCCTGACCGGCGGCAGCTTGCCGGGCGGTCCCGGCTCGCCGCGATCGCCGGGCGGTCCCGGCTCCCCAGGCCCGCCTCGATCGCCACGTTCCCCAGGTTCCCCAGGTTCCCCACGTTCCCCAGGCTCGCCTGGAGGCCCAGGAAGCCCCTGATCGCCCGGCGGGCCTGTGATCGCCTCGCCGGGCGCCCCCTGCGCTCCCCGCTCACCAGGCGGGCCGGCTCGCCCATCCCGCAGTTCCCCCATCCTCGCCGTGATCGCGAGCTCGGTCTCGGCGCGGCTGGCGCGCATCTCTGCCAGCGCAACCGACAGTGATAGCCGCAGCTCCCGCTCGATGCGGGCTGCCATCGCGCCGAGCTCTTCGCCAAAGGCGTCAATGGCAGCGTCAAGCGGCGAGGTGTCGGACATTCGCTGCGCGGAAGGCGGCAACGGCTCTGGCTTTTGCGGCAGGGTCTGCTCCATTGCCAGTGCTCCCGTCCGATGCCGGCGGCGGCGCCGGTGGCGCGTTGGGCGCCGGTGTCGCCGGTGGCGCCTTATCCCACGCGCTGAGCGGCACGACCTGTTGCTGGACCCTCGGCTCGTCGCCAAACGGCACGGCGGTCAGCTCTTCCCGGGCGCGCGCTTCGTTCGGGCTGAAGATGCCGCCCTGGACGCCCTGCGCCAAAGCCGCGATCCTGTCCTTGAAATTGGCGCGAAGCAGCGCTTCGAGGTCGAGCTCCAGATATTCGTCGGGCTGGCCCGCCAGGGCGAAGAGCCGACCGAACGCCGTTTCGATATGGTTGGCGGCAAAGCCGAGCCCGGTCGCCACCCAGTTCGCCATCAGGCTTTCGGTCGCGGCCTGCGGCGCTTGCCCGGCATCGAAGCTGAGCAGCGGCAGCGGCACCCGGTACGCGGTAGCGATGCGCTGGTCGGAGATCTTGAGCATCTCGGCGATCTGCGCGTCGCGGCTGTTGACGACGGTCGGAACCCACTTCATCCCGTCAGTCAGGATCGGCGTGCCGCCCACGTTCGGGCCTTGGGTCTGCTCGTTCCACTGCGCGCGCAACTGGCGGATGCCGTCCGGTTGGTTGTGATAGCCCTTGTCGGTCTGGATGACGCCGCTCGGTCGTCCCTGGTTGCGTGCATAGGCGAGGGCTTGCGACACCATTGCCGTGGAGACCTCGACTTCGAGCAGCGCAGATTGCAGCGGGGAGATGCCCCAGAGCAGGTTGCGCCGGTCGGGAAACCGAACATGGAGGACATCGCGCGCCGGGACTCTGCTCAATCGCGCCGGGTCTTTGCTCATCAGCCGCTCGACGATCTGGTTGCCCGCCAGCGAATAGAACAGGTCGCCGTTCTCGCCGACGTGAGGCCAGCACCGATAGGGGTCCATCAGGTGAATCTCGGTGACCTCGAACCGCGAGTTGCGCAGGGCGAGCCCGTACGCATTGCCTTCGCCATAGAGGCAGTCGGTCAGATAGAGGAAGAAATCGGAGGGAGATTGATAGCTGTTCGGCTTAACCAAGACTCGCGACAACGCCGAGTTGGTCACCCGCGCGCGCCCGCCTTTGCCGTCGCTGCGCCAGTGGGCCGGCGGCAGCATGGCGATCGTCTGCGAATATGCCGAGCGGCAGGCGTAGACCACTGCCGAGCCGCCATAGGGCAGCGGGTTATAGCCCGACTGCCAGAAGTTGGTCGGCCATTCGGCAGGGATCACGCCGCCGCCGAGCGGCAGGATGTAGCCGTTGCCGCCCGCTGCCTGCTTGGCGCGCGGTCGGAAGACGCCGCCGATCGCCGCCGCCACCCGCGTTAGGGCATTCGATTGAGCCACCGGGAGGTCTACCGCCGCGCCCCGCGACTTGCCCCGCCATCGACGTGAACAGCATTCGACGGTGGCGCCGTGGTCGAGCCGGCGGCGTTGGTCGCCGTCACGGTGCAAGTGATGCTGTGGCCGGCGTCGCTCTCGGCGACCGTGTAGGTGTCGCCGGTGCCGCCGACCGCTGCGGTGTTGCTTTTCCAGGCGTAGGCGTAGCTCGTCGGCTCGCCGTTCCAGTTCCCTTTGGTGCAAGTGAGCACCTCACCAACGGCGCCGGTGCCCTGGAGATGCGGCACGTCGCGATTGGTCGGAGCGCCAGGAGCGCCGCCACCCGCCGAGCCCGGCGGTCTGTTGGCTGGCGCCGGCTGCGCTCTCTGAAGCATCGCCTGCTGCACCTCCAGCGACGGCATCTCCGGGTTGTCAGGGCTTGCCTTTTCGTCTGGGTGCATCAGCCCGAGCCTTAACAGGTCGTTTTCTTCCTGGGTCGGCGTCGGTTGGCTCTCGCTGGTCACCTTCAGCGTCTGCTCGGTTAGCTGCGCCCTCGCCTGCTGGTCGGCGCGGTACTGTTGCTCGTCCATGCTCATCCTCCTTGGTGACGATCCGGCGCAGCAACCACTGCGCCGGGATGCGCCATGTGTAACGTCGTCGGTTCCCTACCAAGTGACACCCGCGACCCAGGCGACGACGCCAGTGCGCCGCATGGCCCAGTTCATCGGCAGGATCATCCGCAGCGCGAGCGAGTCGGTCTGGAACAGGTTGCGCACCGGCGCAGCGACGGTCGGCGGGCTGCCAGCGGTGCCGATCTGCAAGGGCGTGGTGTCCTCGAAGTGCAGGGTCGCCTGATCCGACACGTCAAACCGGGGATCATCACCAGTAACCGACATAAAATCGTCGGCGTTCATGATGATTATCGTCCCGAGCGGCATCGTATTTGAAGTAATGACCGGGTAGCCCTGAAGCATTCCGCTGTCAATTTCCGCCTTGAACGGGAAGAAACCGCCGGAATTGATGGTCAGCGAGATCGAGATCGCCTGCTGCGGGTTCATGATCCAGACCGGGACGCGCAACGCATTTGCCGCCGACAGCACGCCGATCAGTTGCTTGATGTCGCCAAGCAGAGCCGCGAAGCCGCCGCCGGCGGTCGGCGTCAGGCCGCTAACACCATTGCGCAATCCGGCGGGCCGGATCGCCGACGCGGCGATGTTGTCGATCAGCGCCGTGTCGACCGCGACCTCGGTGTCTTCGCTGATCAGCTTCTGGAGTAACCCCTCGATCTGCGGCGTCGAGTGCTCGGCCAGTTCCCGCGTGTACGAACAGATGATCGCCATCTTCTTAAGGCCGATCGTGACGGGCAGGAACGCCGCCTGCCGCACCGGGATCGGCGCGCCTTCGCCGACGAACGACCCGGCCACGGTCGGCGTCGCCGATCGGGTCGGCATCGACAGCGTTGCAAATCGCCCGAGGGTCGCGCGAAAGCCCTTCGCCGACAGCGGTCGATAGATGCCTTCGGGCATCAGGATGTCGAAAAACTCGCCGTACTGGATCTGCGCGAGTTCCGCAGCCCAGCCCGAGGTCGTCGTCGTGGCGGGAGCGGTGGCGGCGCGCCTGTACCACTCATGCACGCCCTTGGTGATCTCGAAGTCGCCACGGTCGCCGTAGTGCTCGACGAGGATCTGATCCTCGGGCTTTTTCTGGATATGCGACAGCGCCCTGACGACGCAGTGGCGCAGGAACAGGTAGCCGGGCTCTTCCTTTTTCTTCGGGATCGCCCAGGCTTTCGGTTGCGTGATGGCGGGCAACCCGCCGCCGGGCGGGATTACCAGTGTTCGGGCTGCCGGGACGACCTCGGCGGCGCTCTCGGTGCCGAGCGCCTTCTCGGCCCGTTCCCAGTTGGCGAGGAGCTCGTGCGCCTCCTCGATCTTGGCGGTGAGATCGACCAGCTTCGTCGAGTCCTCGGGATCGACCGCCGACAACTGGTCGCGCAGGGCGACGATCTCGGTCTGCTTGGCTTGGATGCGTTCGCTGAGCTGAATCATGGGTCGGTGCCTTTTGCGGAAAGAGGAGTAGGGGTCATTTCCGGCTGGCACGCCGATCGGCCCGCGACGCGACGGCAGAGCTTCGGCTGGCACGCCAAAGATCAACTGCTGCCCCTCGCGGGATATTCCTAGAGACTTGGCGATCGCCAAGGCGTTGGCGTTCGCGGGCACTGAGACCAGCGAACACTCGACGAGCTCTTGCTCGGTGAAATGCAGCCCGCCGATCTGCGAGCCTTCGAGCGGCGCGACCTTGCCGGGCATCGGGTGGAAACCGACCGAGACCGCGCGCAGAAAGCCCGCGTCGACCGCCGCCTTGACCTCGCGCATCCGGTCGGACACCGGGTCGAGCAATTGCAGCCGCCCGGTCAACTGACCATCGCGGACGCCGACATCGGTCCAGTTGCCGACGATGAATCTCGAATCGTGCCCGAACAGCGCGATCGGGTTCTTACGGAAGTTGTCGAGCAACCAGCCCTCGGGCTCGATCACGTCGCCCATGCGATCGACGCTGCCGTCGCTCATGACGAAGTCGAGGGTCTCGCCGCTCGGCGAGGGCGCGGCGACGGCTTTGCGGACGAGATCCACCGCAACACTCCAATCGGATGAGGAATTAGCCCCGCAGGCCGGGCAGGAAGATGAACAACCCGAGCAATAAAACGCTGACGAACGCCAGGAAGGCTGACCCACTGGCATAGGGCGCCAGCGGCGGAAACGGCAGGATCGTCAAGGCCCACAGGAACATGCAGACCACGAACAAGATTTCGAGGATCATGGTTGTATTTCGCTAATCGGGAGAGCTTGCGGCACGGGCAGGGGATTTACCCGTGCCGCTCACCGTCAATTTTGCCGCTCTGGACGGCTAGCGCACGACTTAACCCCAAGGGGAAGCGCCGTGCGGGTTTGCTTATGGCATATATTGCGGGTGGCTTGTCAAGCCGCGCTCATTTGGCAAATTTGCCATAGCCAGCCACGCCCATCAGTTCACGCTGGCGCTTCAGCCCGGCGGCGCTGACCCTGATCGACATGATCCGCCCGAACATCAGCGCCGAGATAATCGCCCGCCCGTCGTCGGTGAGCTCGTCAAGCACGCCCATAATGCGCGAGCCGAACGCCTCTAACTCGACTTCCTCGCCGAGATCGAGGTCGGTGCGAACGGCGGCACCCGATCCACTAGGCGCAGACTCGTCGAACTCGCCAGCCCGTTCGCGCTCGATGATCAGGGCAACATCCTCGTCGGAAAGTTTCGCCGGAACCTGCGGTCGGAGCAGCATCAGCCCCACCATGCAGCTCATCCCCATCGCCGGCCAGCCGCGCCAATCCTGAACGAACAGCACCCGAGCGAATAGCGGTCGCATGGTGGTCACCGGCTGCCGGGCTCGACCGTGCGGGCTGAGCACCTTGCGGTAGCGCGGCAGGTAGACGCGGTACCCCGCCTGCCCTAGCGACCGCTCGGCGACCTCCTCGGCGGAAGGCTTGGTCTCGACGATGACCCAGGCCGGCATCATGCGATGACGGTCTCTAGCCGGATCACCGTCTCGCTCTGCGCCGTCGCCGCGCCGATCGCCGTCGCCAGCGCCACCAGGGCATCGATCCGCTGCGTCGCCTTGCGCTTCGAGAACCAGCGGTTGTCGAACGGGTCGCGCTCGATCGCCGCCGACATGATCGCCGAGATCGTCGCCGCGTTGCGCCGGATCTCGATGCGCCCTTCGAGGATCAGCGTTTCGAGCTCGGCGAGCGAGCCGGGCATCCACAGCCCGTGCGCTTCCTTGCCCTCCATCTCGGCGGCGAGCTTCTGGCCGGCGGTCGGCGCGGCGCGGCGTTTGCCGCCCTGCGGATGCTCGACCAGCGGACAGGTCACGCCCATCTCGTCGAGCTGCGGCACGAGGTGCCGCTGAAACGCATAGGCGTCATAGGCCAGCACCTTGATCTGGTAGTCGGCCTGGAGCTCGGCGACCCTGGCAGCGACAAAGTCGAGCCGAACCACGTTGCCCGGTGTCGCGTAGAGATCGCCCTGCTCGACCCAGACATCGTAGGGCGCCTGATCGCGCAGCCCGCGATCGGCCAGCGTCTCAGCGGGCGTCCATTGCTCGGTCCAGGCCCGGTAAGTCGGCAGCGACATCACCTGCTCGACGCCGTCGCGGTCCTGCCGCGTCACGTCGACCGTCCCGGTCTGCAACACGCAAGCGAGCGCGGTCATGTCCTTTGTGGCACCGATGTCGAGGCCGATCGCGATCACCTCGCCGGTATGCTCCAGCGGATCGAAGTCGACGAGGACCGCCTCCAGCGCCGCCCGGCTCATCCACGCCGTCTCGGCGTCGGTCCAGCAGCAGAAGTG